CTAATTACCTGTTGATACATTACGATTTCGTTTTACGACCCCTTTTAGTGGTCATTGGTTTTACGAATTTCTCCTCTTTTGTTTCAATCGTGGTTTTCATTTCCTTAGAAACAACGTTAATTGGTGTTTCAATTGGCTCTACAAGTCCCTCTTTCAAGTAAATTTCTGCCACAACATCGCTCAGCTCGTGAATAGCTCCTTTTTGAAAATGGTTTCTACCCTTTAAAAATCTGTAACTTTTCATATCTATATTTGTTGGTTTACATTTGAATCGTAGCGGGGAATCGAACCCCACTATTATTCCAAATACGATTATTATTTCTTTTTTATAATCATTCCGCCAGTGAAGCGCGTAACTCCAGTTCCTGTGCTAACTAATTTTATCCGATAATACTTAAATGGAGCATCTGTTATTAACCAGCTGTAAGCAGACACCGTCCCGGCTGTGTTTACTGTTGTGCTAGTACCATACTCGAACCAATTTGTATTATCATTAGAGGTCTGAATTGCAGCCGTAACCGTTGCTGTTCCAGAAACATTTACAGGCTTCAAATTTAAACCTATAATATAGTTAATGGAAAGCGGGACGGGAGTCGCTAAAACCATATACTCTGTTTCCGCGTTGGTTGTGGTGTCAGCCACAAACGCCACTTGTTGTCCGATAATTTGTGCTTGACTTATCATTCCGATAATAGCAAACATCAATATAGATATAAACTTTTTCATCTTCTCTGATTTTATTGATTAAACTTTAGTTATATCTACCTTGGTTAAATCAAAAGTATCAGTAACAAATGCAGTTGTATCTGCATCTTTAATTACCAATGTCCCACGCATATAAAGTGTAAGGGTTTTTAATCCTTCGATTGCATCGTCTTCGTTTTGTTCCCAAATCTTTAAGTCCATACCTTTACGCAACCAGAATTTAGCCTTTCTAAAATCACCAACCAAGTATGAGCCTTTTGTCATCCCAGTATTAGCAATAATACGAACACCATCTACTGATACGTTCATGCCTGTTGCCATTGTTGGAGGTAACAAGTAAGTTCCAACAGCATCTCTAGTTAGTTTCATGTCGCGTACATCCGAGGGGTGCATGATGATATAATTAGGCTGATGGTTTGCAACTAAAATTTGATTGATGGCAAAAGATAGCGCATCAAAGTTGTTAGGAGTAATTCCAGCGGGCAATGTATCTCCAGCCGCATTAAATGCAGTTGCTTTGGTTAAGATTCCATCATACCCATTAAGTGCAATTGTGCCTCCTAAAATATCAGCATCAAGTTTTAAAGCCATTAATGTAAATAGCTCAGTTTGTACCTCTGAAAGTAGCCAGTCAATGTCATCAATGGAGTTATTGCTAACTTTAATAAACGCTAACAAGTTCTGCATTGTTGCGGTTTTTGTTTCGTACCCCAAAACTGATTGAGCTACTGATCCGCCGCCTATTTTAGTTGAAGTCCCTTCAGTTACCCATCCTTGATTATCGGTTCTAGTTTTGCGCTGAGTCCAATAAATAGAAAGCGAGTTCGCAAATCCGGTAGTGATAATATCCATCAAAAAAGGTTGACGGTCGGGAGCCTTGCTAATACCTGCTTCAAATTCTGGAGTAGGCAATAACGAACCTGTAGTTACTGAGGCATTTGCTGATTCCAAGAATGATTTCAACTCAATGTTTACAGGATTGCCACCTTTTGCTTTTAACAGTTGTAAAGCAGCAATCTCTTTGTTTAGATGTCCTTTTAACTCAACTGCAAAAGATTTTACCTCTTCTTTAGGGGCTAATTTAATAGCGGCTAGGTCTTTTGTTAACTGGTCAACCTGACCCTGCAAAGCAACGCTTTTATCAAGTCCTTTTAGTTCGGTAATCGAATCTTTGATTGCTTTTACCTCGGTATCAAAAGCCTCTTTGGCAATTAAGCCATCCTTTGATTTAGCTAACAACTCGTTAACTTTTGCGGATATTTGTTCCGCTAATTGTTTCTCATCCATTAGATTTTAAAATTTAAGTTATCAAATATTTTACTGTAATCAACCTCTTTTTTTTGCGGCTCTGTCATTAAAGTAGATGCCTCTGGCTTTAATTCTTTGAGTACATTCTCAAAGGTTGACTTCATTACTTCCAATTGTATAATAAACTCGTTATAAGTTTCATCGGTGTAGTTTGTTCTGTTTCTTAAGGCTTTAATAAGCGTATCGTATCTTTTTTGCCACTCTTTCGAGTACAAATCAAGTTGTTCTTGACTTTTAATTACTGGGGTATTCATGTTCGCACCCCATCGGTCAAGGCTTGAACCCTCCCAAAGAATAACCTCTTTAATTTCCCTGCCCTCGCTTGACTCGCTAAATTTTCCCTGCACCATTTGAAATCCTATCGAGTGTTCGGTAACGATTCCATCCATGTACATATTTAGAACATCATTGCCTAGTGCATGATTTCCAATCTTTGACCGAAAAGCAAGCCCGAACTCATCCTCATAAAGTTTTTCTAAAACTCCTACGGTGTTCCAATGATTAAAAAGGTGCTTTATTCGTTTAGATGAACTTGCTGGGCCATTCTCCTGAATAGATTTAGCAAAAGCACCCCTGCGAATTATATCATTGTCCGAATCCTTCACATCGAATGAAGAGAAGTAACCCTCAACTATTCTATCCTTGAAGTTTAGCTCCTTTAAATTCAGTTTACAATCCTTTACTAGCATATCCTACAATATTCGTTTATATCCTTGCGTGCACCTACAATTAATCACATTGCCCGCGCTTCCTTTTGGGTCTCCGGGGTGTTGTAATCTTTCAGTATCGTTTGTCTTTTTATCACCATCATAAATTGGTACTTTGAAACTTTCATGTAACCCAACGACTTGACCATCTAAGTCTTTATCAGCGTGCGAATGCCTTGTCCTATTCCCTTTTGTCGAAATCCAGACCTTATTCAAATTCAACCCTGTGCTCTTTGCCCCTGTCAATGAGCCGTGGTTCGATGCTGAGACTATTTCGGTTCTTGCAATCCTTAACGCCCGATAACGATTATTAAATCCTATTTGGTCTTTAATCATCTTAGCCGCATCCTGAACGCTTAACCCATCATTTAAAGCCTGAGTAGCAACGTTTTTTACAACCTTTTTAAACTGCTCTTCGGTTGTATTGGTTATTAGTTTAATACGTTCTCCCACCTCTTTATCTACATAATCAGCCATTTGTTGCTCCCATACACGCGCGAGTTGCTCGGTTGAATCCTTCCTTTTTGGTGCCAAGTTATTGTAAGACTCGGAAGCGAAATACTGCCCTACATCCTTATACGTTTTTTTCATGGCCGACTTTATCCCATCGGTTCTAAAGTCTGCCTTTATCGAAAGTAAATCATTCAAAGAGCTTGCGTTTGATACTTGATTTAATGCTGTTTCTTGCATCTCATTTAAAGCCTTTTTGAAATTCATTGTTACCGTTTTATCAAACGATTTGCGCTTGTACTCCAAGTTAATTAGGAATACCCCTTTGCGCCCACCTGTTGATATTTCGTCAATGTATCTCATTCAATTGGCTTTGGCTTAAAATTTCTAGCACCTGCAATTATTCTGTCAATTATTGATGAATCAATATTTGGGAATGCAGCTTCAATCATCGCCCTTCCTGTTTCTATTGATATCTGCTCAGATGTCATCGAATTAATTATCTCTAGCAACGAGCTGATTTGTGCACCATTTAAAGCTGTGCTTTGAATATTTGAATCTTGTAATATAGAAACGCCTCCGTTATTATCTATCTCTTCAGGTGGTGTCATTTCATTTAAAGGAATAACACCCATCGGCATAAATGGCTCGTCAAGTATTGGGTTCTCGATTACCTCAAACCCTGTCATTTCTCTCTTTTCGTTTATGCTTATAAATTGGCTGTTATTTGCCCTGTTAAATAATGAATCCAAATCATCAGTTAACTCAGTATATGCTGATAAATCATAATCGATATAAAGTCTTTTACCCGTTTCTTTTTCCCATTGTGGAATTAAAAAACGATTGTAAAGCCCTTTTATTTGCTCTTTTAAAGGCAGCGCAGCATCAGTTATTAATGCCTTTCTTGCCTCTTTCATGTTGTTATAAGTAGATGAGGCACTGTCATTTAATAGTTGGCTAGGCACCTTAAACACGCTGCACAAATCTCTAAGGGTTGTACCTCGAATAGCTATAATGCCTAAATCAACTGGGCTTAATCCAACCTGAGTAAATCCAACGGGAACACCTGTGAATACGAATGAGCCGCTTTTATCTGTTCCTTTTGCAGCTTCCCATTTTTCTTTAGTATATTCCGCTTGCGCTTGAGTCCATGACCCTCCCTCTTTTGGGTGTATAAATCCCCTAGCCCCTTGGTTGTAAAAAGCGTTTAACTGACTATTAAGACTTTCAACGTCTGATTGTACTAACTTCCATGCTGCACGAATTGGCGGCATTCCGTAAAGGTTTGAGCCGGGACTGGAATAGTCAGGATTCCAATATTTAAGATGTCCTATATCATTTGCTGAGATTTCTTCTAACCCATAATGAGGTATTTTATACCCTCTAATTGGGTTCATCCAGTTACCAAATACAATAGATGTCAAATGAGCAGGCATTGAGTAGAGTTCTAAACTCGGAGCGTTTGGCGTGCCTCTTCTTACGCCTCCGTACATATACGCATTTCCAGTTAGTAAAAGAAACCCGCCCAAATCCTCTTCCAACTCTTCACCTGTTTGATATGAATTAGGCCTTTTAAGTATATCGCTTAATCCTTGTACTTGTATCTCTTCTAAAGTTTCAGATTTCATCTGTAACGCCAAATCAACCCGATAATCCTTAGATTGCATGGCGCTATATCGCTTAAACTTCTTTTCGTCCTTAACCTCGTAAACCTCAAAAGGAACTCCCTTGTTTGCGGCTAAAATTTTACCAATAATAGAATAAAATTTTTCATTGATTAGGTATGCTTTGTTTACAGTATCTTGAAGTCCTGAGTAAGTTTGTAAGGGAAAGTTCGAGATGGCTTTGTAAAGCATCTCATAGAGTTGGTTCGGGCTTAACCCGTTATTAACAGGCTGTTTAATGGCTTTTTTACGAATGTCGAAGCCGAATAATTCCATGCGATAAGTTTAAATTTGCTACAAAGGTATAGAAATTTTCTATAATATAGTAATTTTCTATAAATTATTTTTAGATTGCAAAGAAAGTATTGATTAAATATTTTTCACAAGCATACCCCAAAAGGTCTACAAACTCATCATGTTTGGCTGTTGGAAATCCTTCTAATTGACCTATAAACTCATCATTCCAAGCCCCTTTAACTATCGTTACCCTACCTATCTGAACCTTCGGAGCGGCTACTTGTATTCGAGCCTCCTTCCCTTCGTTTACCAACGTGCTACTTATCTCAATCGGGTTTAATTTCATTGATTGCTGTTTAAGCATCTGCCTTAATGACTTCCCACTGGCCTTTGGCTCTATATAAATCATTGAGGTAGGGCTTAGATTATACTCATCGGCATAAGTAGGGATAAGTTTTAATAGTTCTGGCATTTCCAAATAAGCACAAAAACCATTTCTGATATATAGTTGACCGTCTTTAAAACCGCAAACCATTAACCCTGTTGGGTCGTTTTTTGTTGAATTAGTATAAGCACCATCTACCCAAATATCCCAAACAATACCCTCTGGCAGTTCTTTCTCATGTATATAATTAAACCATTCGCCTTTAATCTTGCCGCCTCCTTCTGGGTGTGGGTTCTGGTCATACTGCCCAGCGTAACCAAACACTCCTAATTCCTGCCTTCTTTTTGTTAGTATATTTTGGTTTATCCTTACCGGGTCGAGTAGTTTATCAGTGTAAATATACTCTAATCCTTTAGTCGTATTATTTCCTAATTCAGCGGGCAAGCAGATATGCTTCGTGTTTAATCCCTTACTCAAAATATGCCCCGTTGGGTCTTCATCATGTAGCCGCTGCATAACAATTACCTGAGGAGTTATCTCTTTGTTTCTTACCCTGTCGGGTGAAATAGTGCTTACAAACCGATTGCCTCTATCCCTTTCTGCTTTAGAATAAGACTGCTTTACGCTCAATGGGTCGTCATTAATAAATACGTTACCATGTACACCTGTTATAGTTCCATCAGTAGAGGTGGCATAATAGCCACCGTTGTTCTTTGTTTCGTAGAACCCTTCCAGCTGCTTACTAAACTCTATCTGGTTAAATAGTGCTTTGAATATTTCACTATCTAAAACTTTTTTTGACTTTCTTACAAATCCGTTACTTATATCACTTGAATAAGATGAACCAATGATAAATAGTGATGGGTCATTTAACAGTAACCAGCAAGGCCATAAAATACTAACCATTGTACTTTTTGAAGAGCCAGGGGGTATGTTAATAATATACCAATCGAAAGGAGGTTTTTTGCGCTCAATGATATAATGCCCTAATTCGGTTAACTCATCACAGATATACTTAATATGATTTGATATGATAAGTTTCTCCTCAGAAACTAGCGGCCAAAAGAGAGTAAAGAAAAAGAAGTAGTTCGATTTATACTGGTTTACTGCGTTCATTGAACTCCTTTAAGGCTTCCATTTGCTTAGTAAGAATATCGCTTATTTCAGTTTTTATTGTTACTTCACCGCTATTCTTTACTTCTGTACGGGATAGTTTTGGAACAACATACTCGCTTAACTCTGATAGTATTTTTATAGCCTTATCAGGGTCAGTTTGCGCTATCCTTTCAATCCATGCGGTCATATTGTCAAGATTAGACTCAATAAGCATCTTATAAGCCTCTTTTATATCCTTAGTGGCTTTATTTTCGCTTCCTTTTTTTCGGCCGCTTGACTCTGGTTTTATGTCGCCTTTTTTAAAAGTCATTGCTAAAAGCTGCTATTATAGCATTGTGCAAAGATAGTCTATTTTTGTGTTAAATCAAAATCTGCTTTTATAGGTCTTATCCCCACTCGGATAAACCCTGCTTTGCTTCGGTGCTTTATTACTACTTCCTGAGTAGTATTTCTTTTCATCCTTTTTTAGCACCTTGTTCTTGTCTTTTCTGTAAACTTTCATCGCTTAACTATTGTTTGTTTAATAAAATTATTTCTTATTGTAGTTATTTCTTGCTGTTGCTCATCAGTTATTTTCATATTCAAACAGTTTTGAAAATCAATCCTTTTCTTTTCCTGAGATTGCTCTTCGTTGTACTTTTCAATGGATATTGATCTTTCAG